TTGAGTCTGTCTGTTGCCGTTGGGTTTGTTCCATCGAATACAACACAATAGTGCTTCCAATTTTGGTAGTAGACTGGAGTGTAAGCCGCCTGTCCGTCTGCTCCGTTGTTTAACTGGAAGCCAAGCCAGCTTCTCTCGTAGTTGAAGAAAAGAATGTCATCATTGCCGGACCCACCTTTTCTCCAAGAGAAGAACGAACTGTGCGTGATTGCAGCGTTATCTGACTCATCATATATCCATGCAGACCAAGTCAGTTGGCTGAGGCCACCAAGATCGAAACCATTAATTGTGATCGTATTGGTTCCGACTGTGTCTGGAAAGTTGTATGCAAGAGTGCCGCCATTGCTCGTGTCTGCAACGGTTGTAACAGAATTACCGATGACCCCATTATTGCTATTGCCACTAAGATCCTTAGCACTGTTATTAAGCGTGGGGCAAAGCCAAAGCCTTTCTCCGCCAAGTCCCGTAAACATTAATATTAATCCTGAATCTGAGTAACTAGAGGGGTCATTCTTACTGCCATTTCCACTGCGTCAGAATGAAAAGCATCTGCTGCGGAATTGTTTACCACAACAAGTGTACCATATCTAGCTCTTGGTGTCAAGGTGCTGATGCTAGTGTCAATTTGTACGGTTGTAGTTGCTTGTACCGTAGCAATCATAGAGCCGAGATAATGAAGTTGCTTGAGCGAATCTGCCAAGTTGCTACTATATCCGGTATAAGCTGAATCTGACCCGCTAACACCACCAGAGTTGTTGGTCGCGGCAGTACCGCTATTGCTCCAAGAAATATAAAAATCTACAGTTTCGCCAGCAGCGGGCGCGGTTGCCCACTCTATAGAAGAACCAAGCACATATTCTAAGTCCATATTCGCCGTAAAATCTATCTTGGCGCTTTGACGAGCAGCACCAGCAGCCAAGCTGGTTAAGTCTATTTGGTTTGTTCTCGCGCCCATACCTTGATTATCGACATAATCTGTTGAGTCGGCCACAACAATTGGTGTGCCTATAGTAATTTTTGCACTATCTGGTAAAGCCATTATTAATCTCCTTTATAGTCTAGCTTGAATAACATCGCCAGCGCGGACAACACCTACGCCAAGTTCTTCACCCCTGCTGATAGCAACCGTTGCTAGCGATTCAAGGCTCGTTTTATCTTCTGCCGCAAGTACATCATAAGAAACAAGGGCGTCAAGCAATGTGACGCGATCCGCAAGATTAAGATCTAACGCAGTATCGCTCCTAGTAATCATAAGATACGCAGCTTGGGCAACTGACTTAATTGTATCATCTACGCCTGATTCTGCGGCGGTTTTAATTTTTTGCAACCTAGCATTACTAGCGGACCAAGCCAGAAGTTCCGCAGAACCTATGGGTTGTAGTTTGCTTCTAACCTCTTGATTGAGAGACAAAGCGGCGGCGCTGTCGTTCATTTCGTTGTAGCCTAGACCCAATGGGTCTGTTTCTAATTCTACTTTAATTACCTGTATTCTCATTATAACTCCTTAAAGTATATCGCACTTTCCACCAGCGCAGGCAAGTTCCTGTTCTGGTTTCACATTGTTTGTTTCTTCTATAACATTTGTAAAATCAACATCTTTATACTCTCTGTTCATATCAACCCACTCCTTCCAATTATACACATCTTTCATGCAATATGTTAATTGTCTTAGATCTCCATTAAAGTATTTAGTTGCAAATTTTTTACATCTGTCAGCCCACTCCTTTTTACCGTTGCCCTTAATCTTTTCTCCAACTCCAAGAAGACTGTCACAAGCCGTCCATAGGTTATCTTCCCAAAGAGTTAGGGCGACTTCAATAAGACCGCTTACAAACAGCGAGGCATCGCCGTAGTGAGCAACCTGTTCGCTTGGTAGATATACTGTAGTAAAGGGCGCTTGAGGATAATCTTTATCTCCAGAAATTGGAAGCAGCGAAATACCACAGAAGTATTTTCTGTTCTTGTAAATATATTTTTCTACTTCTTCCCATTCTTCTGGTTTAACATTGATAGTATTACTGACATTATGATTAAGCCAAGGTTGAGTACACAACTCTTGGTTAGTACCGTTCAATACCCAGTTCTTCTGTGTAGACTTTACGTAATCCAACAATTGGATGGCATCTACTTTATTTTTAGTTTTACTTCCGTCTGGAACTTCTACGCAGAAACCAACAACATCATCGCTATCATTATTACTCCATACGCTTTCTTCGCAAGCTCTAGGATTTACTTCTTTAAAGTAATTGTAGATAGGTTCCATCTTATTAGCTTGGACGCGACGAATATACCTCTTGGCGTGATGAGGGTGAATTCCGCTGGATGTGCCAAGGATACAGCTTGAAGTTCCTTCTGGTTTGATACAGGTGGTTCTTGCCGCTTGGTTGATACCAATAAGGTCAGCAATCTTTTTGTTTGTTTTTCTGACGATAGTAGCTCCGCGCTTTTGGGCAGTGGCATCTAAACAAATGTTATGCTGCTCCATAATGCCGGTCATACTCACGCCCAGTAATGCTTCTCTTGATATAATTCTTTCGGACGCGCCACCAAGGTATTCAAATTCTGAAAACCCTGCCTGTAACGTTCCAATGATAGTAGCAGCACGGCAAGCGTCAAAGAAGTCTTGTTCTGTTTTGATTTTCGCGCAGTTAATTGTACTAAGATTACATGCCTGCCATCCTGACTCTTTTGTTTTTTCACATACGGGCCACATACCAATCTCAACGCAGGGGTTTACGAGTAGTTCTGTGCTATCCGACCAAACAAATCCCGGTTCACCAAACTCTTTCACAGACTTCATCAACTCTGCGAATTGCTCCTTGCTTGTTTCATCTCTGAGTAGAAGCGCTGAATTGTTGGATCTTCCTCTTTGTGGATTGTCGATAAACCAAGTTCCTGTCTTGGCTGTCGCCATCTCAGTATCATCAGGACTAAAGACGCAAATGGTAGCACTACGGCGAACGCCACCACTAATAACAGCGTCAGCGGTGTGCATAACAATATCGTAAGCTTGGATGGGTGAGAGTTTTGTTTGTCCATCTTTTAGTGCCTTGTCTAAAATCTTCCTAATGTTTGTAAGTGCTTTTTTAAGTGGTTCTGGTCCGGGCGCTTTGCCTCCACTAGATTTAAGATATGATCCAGCAGGACGGATTTCACTATAGTCAAAGTTTACATTCTTGCCAGAATATTCTACAAACAACTCTTCATCAACAAATTGATCAAAATAACTTGATACGAGGACTCCCACAGCATCACTCCACCCCTCAATCGTGTCAGGTATGACATATTTTTTACTTCCTTCTTTTTTAGGTAGAAGTTCTGGTAATTTATCTATGTGGTGTTTTTGTACACTAAACCCTGTACCACACCCACAAAGTAGAAGATACATACACTCTTGAAAGAATCTTGTTCTGTCGCAAAATGAGACAATACAATTATACATACGCGCATTGTGTTTAAAGATTGGCGATCCGCCAAATTGTAGAGCGCGCTGACTACCAAGAACTTTCTTCTTGCGCATTTGTTCGTATGCCCATTCTACTTCGGGCAATACTTCTGGCTTGTCTGCGTATTTCTCAAGCATCATTTGCTTGACTCTATCTACAGCTTCGTTCCAAGTCTCTCTTCTTTTCTTTTCCGGTATCCATCGTGCGTACTTGCTGACAAAAGTATAATCCATAAGGGACTTCAAAGACATTAATTTTCCTCGTATGTTAAATGTTTGATATGTATTTTATTATAGTTTCAAATCTGGAAAAAATCAAGGTTAAAATCAACCTACACCCAATAAAGTTCTGTGAACGTGTGTGCCGCCACCAACCGTAAACCCGCGAGTAGACGCTAAGAGTGTAATTTCTGACTGGGTTAGGACACGCTGGAAGAACCTTATGTCATCCTGCTTGCCATTATAGAGACCCTCGGGGATCGCAGAGTATGCACCCAGCACCAGAGGTTCAGCCAAAGGAGCCATCGCCGACTGGGTGCCAGTCGCTTCTGAAACTCCATTTATAAACAACTCCATCTCACCAGAGACACTGTCCCATGTAGCAGTGACATGATACCATGTGCCAACAGAGACAGTGGTTGTTGAGTAGATTTGCACGTTTCCACCAGCACTCGCACCGTTGGACGCTACCAAGAACGCCACGTCGGTATAATCTCGCCTGATGTAGAAACTACGCTCCCCAGCCTGCCAGTGATAACTGCCAGCGAATGAGCCAGCTCCGCTGGTTGTGTCTGTGTTGAACCAGCAAGACATTGAGAACGATGTGTTTGATATTACACTTGTTCCACAGTCAATGTAATCATCTACCCCATCAAAGTTATACGCACGACTACCCCCGTAAGTGGGGTCGGAATCGACAACCGTGGAAGTTCCGTTTACATAAGTGCCATTGTTCCCGTTTCCAGATAAATCATTCGGACTGTCATCCAAAGATGGACACAGCCACATCACTTCATCACCTAATCCAACTGGCATTATCCTACTCCTAATAAAGTTCTGTGAACGTGCGTACCACCCGGTTCTCCCAATACTCCGCGAGCAGAAGCAAGGTGTTCTATTTCCGATTGTGATATGGCATGATCATAAGCTCTAAAGTCGTCTATTTTGCCATTGAAGTAGGTAAACCCTCGTCCAAAAGTTACAGGATTTCCATATTTAAAAGTTGTTACTCCGGGATTTGTTGCTTGGGTGGTTATTAAAATTCCGTTTACATAGGTGTACGCAGTCGTATCGTCCCAAACAAATGCCCAGTGTTGCCATCCAGCAGCTATGGCATCGGCAAGTGTTTGGATAATTGGGCCTGCGATACTTCCAAACCCACCAGAATCTAACGTACCTTGTATTCCACAGAAGTATTGTCTTGGATTTGAATGTTGACCATTTAATCTTACATAAACACTAGCAGTACCCCCGCTCACTCCTGTTGTTTCATAGAAGGGGCCGCTGCTATAATCGCTAGCGCCATGATTGTTATAAGACCACATAGACCAAGAAAGTCTTCTTAATCCAGCACCCCAAATCGTGGTGGTAGTTATAGTATCGTCTGAGCCATCAAACTGATATGCTTTAGACCCACCTTCGCTAGAATCGTTGACTAGGGCCGCTCCATTATTTAATGTTAGCGTTCTAGCGCTAGGAGATAAGTCTACGGGATTTGACTCTAGGCTTGGACACATCCAAAATATTTCATCACCTAAACCTGTTGGCATAACTATTCCTTATCTATAACTACTGATATATTCTTAGTCTTTATGCTTATTATAGTTCTGTTATCAAATTTCTGTACATCAATATTATCAATAACAGATTTTACTTTGTCTACCATTTCTTGGGTAACTCCAAATTCTTCCATTATTTCTCTGATGATTACAGACTTTATACTCATCTAATATCCTCAATTTTATCTATCAAAGTATCAAACTTATTTGATATAGAGTTACCTATAGAGTTAAGATTGCTGGCGTTATTGTTGATAGCTATTTTACACTCTACCACATTTTTTTCAAGACCATCTATCTTGTTTTCTATTTTACTTTCCATCCCAACTACTTTTTCTTCTATGGATGCCATTCTTCTGTTTAGGGAATCGTTCACCTTTTCCTCCAGAATTATAATTTGTTTTCCGTGACTTAATATAGTGTACATGACCCAAGCCATAACTGGAACTAAAAACATTCCTATAACTTCTGCTATATCTCTTGTCAAACTCCATGCTTCGCTCATGATAGTTTCCTCTATGTATATAAAAAGAGGGGCGAGACACACCCCGCCCCTCGGTTAAAACCAACCTTAACTATTTTCTACATACCAGTAATTGGTTTGTAGTCGAAGAAGTCACCGCCAGAAGCAACAGTAAGAGTAACGAAGTCAACCTTCATTACAAGCTCACCCGGAACAGCGCGGCTAGGCTCTGCTGCGCTGTCAGCAGCCATATTAGTAGCATTACCGTCAGCGATATCATACATAAAACCCCCAGTCAAGGTCGAAGGAACAGCAGCAGCCGTTCCAGCAGCGTTAAGCCACAATCTTCTTGAGGTGAGTTTATTTCCGTTGTTTAGATAACCAACGCGCGAGAAACGATTTTTTCTCATAAGGCTGGTTGTATCTGCACCAAAGTCATGTCTAAACTTAGCAATCGGAGGAGTAGAATCAATAGCTCGCGAAGGTATAAGCATAGTGGTACTAGCAACCCCGGACAAAGTGCTGCTAATTGTACGAATAACATATTGACCGGCAACAGAATAAGCGAAAGTACCACCAGAAAGAACCTTCTGATTAGCAACCAATCCATTAGCTCTTTCGGAAGGTAGAGTGGCGGTAAAAGGAGCGCCATTATCCAGAAGAGACAAAGATTTAGTAATTACTGCACCTGTGGTAGTATTACCTAGAACAGTACCACCTTCTTTTTGGGCGACATACGCTCCGCCAGTCGTGTTTTTAAGATAGTCAGCTTGTGTAGAAACAGGCATTAAACATTCTCCGTGTTATAAATATTTATATTTTCCATGTATCCTACACTATTAGTCCGAGTCCAAGTTTATATACACAAATCATATTTGAATCTTGTTTTTTTCTCTACATATTTTTACTGCTTTTAAGAGTTTTCTTCTGGCGGTTTCTCTGCTATAACCATTAGCGCTTCCTATTTCTTTCATGGTCATGTTTTCCATAAATCTTTGCTTTATGATATATGAAATGTCTTGCGGCAATCCTTCTAAAATATCATAACAATTCATATCCGACTGAGTTTTTAAGCATGGTGTATTATCTTCTACGTAATCACTAGAATACTCTCTTTTTTTCTTCTTGACTCTACTTCTGAAAGCGAAAGAAAGCTGTTGATAGAGATATGAAGTAAACTTAGATCCTCTAGTAGAATCATATTTTTTTATACAACTCCATAAAATATCCATTTTTATAGAGTCAATTTCATCATGATCAATATTATTTTTGTAGGGAAATGAAACCTTGTTCATAATATTAAGAATATTCTTGTCCTTCAAGTAGTTTTCAATATCTTTATCCATCTTGGCTCCTAAGTATGATGCCACCAATCTTGTTCTTACGTTCAATCAAATTATTTAGACCATCTAAATACAATCTGTCCATGCAGTCAGAAACTATATATTCAACCTTTCCCTCCGGGGAAACTAAAATAGACCAAAATTTATTATTTTTAAGTTGATCCTTTACCAAGTCTACGGTTTCTTGAGTTTCTTCATCTGATAGTACTTCGCTTTCTGTATAAATACAAAGATTTTCCTCTATAGACTTTCTAACATCAGATATATCAAATAGTTTTGCGACACCTATGAAAAAAGAATATTTTCCCAGTATTTTTAAAGCTTCAATACCTTCTACTTCTTTGTTTAAAATTTTAGAAATGTTATTTGTTACTGGAAAATTAGTATATCCGATCCAGCAGTCCCATCTATCAGAAGGTTTTAGCATTGATTCTTCTGGATATGGGCCTATAGGAGTATATAACACTCTTTGTTGTTCTAAAATAAAGCCGGGATCTATTGGGAATTGGGATAACTGATCTACTTCATACTCCTCTTCTTCCATTTGTTGCATAGGTTCTATGGAAGAAATAATATCAACTTTAGCGTTCCAGCTTTCCCAAGCTATTTTTTTGTGACCTGACATAATAGCCTCGTAGGATTAAAAGGTAGTTGCATCTATCGGGTTGACCACTACGCTATCCTCTGACAACTCCTCTACAGACCGCTTTAGCGACTTTAAGTTGTTGTACAGATTAGATATCTTTTCGTAGTCTTTTTCTCTATCTTCTAATACGCATTGCGACTTCAAATTATCCATAATTTCTTCTATCAATTCACCTTCTGAAAGGCGATACAACATAGCGCCTATGGATGTTATGGCGTCATCCGAATTTTCCCAGTCACATGTAAAATATATGTTGCCATCTTCTTCTGTGTAAACTAAAAGCTGGCATATAGGATTACCATCCGACAGGTGATTTTCCTCGTTTGAAAATTGCTCTTTCATAATTTGACTTTAATTCAATTCCTATGTCTGAAAGTTCTGACAGGGTGTAAAAAGATCCGGTTTTTTCTGCTTCGTTTATTTGAGGAAGACGCGCTAGGTATATTACCTCACATTCCTGATTATTCAAGACCTCAAAACTGAAAAGATCTTTTTTAATCCAATCAAAATCAATATTTAAATGATGTTCTGAGATTTCTTTAAGTGTATCATACTCATTTTTTGTAGATATATATTTACTGGGAAACAAATATTCGTCACTAAGATAAACTTTTAAGTGTGAATCGTTTGTTACACTTATGTTATTGTCTTTTTTTAATATTATAAATGTTATCTTTACTTTCATTGAGACAGGTTCCAAGCGAGTCCAGAAAACACTTGGCTAATTTGCTGCTTTTCTGACTGCGTTAATTCATGATTTTCGACTCCTGTAATTTCTGATATTAAAGATATAACGCCCGAACCGTATCCATCGTACTTACCCTTTAGGGAATCTTTAAATAGTATTTTTCCAGACTCGGTATAAATGTCGTTTACCTGCTGAACATCAGTGTCATATTGTAAAATCCTTTCTGAAAACACTTTATTAAAAACGCAAAGCTCAAGCCTATCCTTAGTATCGGTAACTTTTTCTGCAACCTTTAGTGTTTTATCTTTTATTTCCTGCGTAGGTTCTTCTATGGTTATAGTGGGTTTAGGATTGTCTGGGATCAAATCAGGAATCCATTCCTGAATTTGAGGCAAAAATAAACCAACAAGAACAACAAGCAAACCTAGAGCAGTTCTAATCGTTGAGGATTTCAATTTCATCCTCCTTTTGTAAACAATTTTTATCTCTTTCTACAAGCAAAGGAAACGCCTCATCAAGCTTTTTACAAGCGTCCATAAGACACAAATCTTTACATGAATTGTAAAGAGCCTCCCACTGGACAACCGTAGAAGATAGTTTTGCCTTCTTGGCAGAACTATTTAGAGAAGGAATAGACAACCCTTTAAACATATCCAGCAAAGCTGGGACTGCTATAAGGATACCTATACCAATAAAAATTAACTGTACTGTACTAAGTTCACCCATTTTACATTCCTATTATTTAGTTTCTCTGACCGTATCACCAATAACCCAAGCTGCAACAATGGTAACGATACCAAGTAGCTGCTCCTGATTCAATTCCACTCCAAAAAGATCAGAAGCAACAACAGCCGCAAGACCAATTGCCGAAACCCAGAACCTACGAGACTTACCCAAAGACTTCAATTTATCCATAACATACTCCAAATTAAAATTTTAAAAACCCCCTCTAACGAAGGGCGTAAACACTACTTCTTATTATACATATTTCCTATAGTTTCCGCAGACTGAAAACCCACTTTATGAGAATCATACTTTCCATTTACAAGCAAAACAAACTCTGGAACTGATCTTGTTTTCTTACTAAACATAAGCTGCTTGTTTGATGGCTTGTCAATATCT